ATTGTATTATCCTCTTGGGTTGGCGCCAGTGGCTGGCTTGGGTGGGCGATTGATCTTGGTCATTGGGCTCTTGTTGCCCGTTGGAATATCATTTGTGGTTTTGGCAGGAGGTGTTTTGCCCCCAGCCACGGTGAAGTTGGTACGGTATGCATTTTTCAACACAGCATGATCATAAGGACCAGTGGCATAGTCTTTCTTCAAGGCCTTTTGTTCTGCGTCAGGTGCAGGATAATCTGAGTCATCCAACAGATCACGGTTTTGTGCATCAATCTTTTCATACTCATCTACCAGCCCATCCACATATGGAGTGGTCTGCATGATGACATGATTGGGGTCAAATCCCATCAACTGTGCCAGTTGTTTGATCTGTGGCTCAATGGCTGGATACCGGAAGCTGACGTCAAACATTGTTACACTGTCATTTTTGTTGTTGGGAAAATCAGTGGGGATGACCTGTATTGGGGTAGTTTTGGGATCACCCATTTTTACAGGATCAAATTGATCCAACTTCTTTTTCAACTGGCTGATCAAATCACCGGGCGGTTTGCCCAGCATTTTGATACGATAATTGTATGTACGTTCGCTTTCGGCGAGGTAATGGGCAAAATTTTTCATATCGGGTTCCTGTAACATATTTATTCTTTTTTATCTTTTTGATCTTTACGTAGCAAACGATCTAACAAATCATTGCGACTCAGCACCATGCCCTGTGCTGTTTGCATGGCTTCTGGACTGCCGGCATCTGCTGCCTTGGCATCTATCATTGCTTGTTGCTGATCCAGTCGCATTTTTTTCAACTGTAGATCAATCATTTTCAATTTCTTGTCCATTTTGGCAGTTTTTGCTGTGATAGCATGTCCCAGCATGTTGCTGGCCACTGAAAATATTTCACTGGCAAATCTACTATCAACTTGCATGCCCAGTGTCATTAATTCATCATAACTGCTGGTGGCCATTTTGGCCAAGCCATCCATTTCTTCGTCGTTGGCTTCTAGACCACGCACACCGGGCAGGGCTTGATCAATTTTGTCTATGTTGAGATCTAGGGTTTGTAGTTGGCTACGCAGGTCTTCCGCAGGAAGGGCGCCAGCATCCGCTTTAGGAGTATCTTCAGCAGGTGGTAATTCAAAAAGTTCTTCGAGTTTACGGGTCATGCCCTATTTAGTGGCTTAATTTATATGTTTCAAAGTCTTCACGATGTTGTAGGGAGTATTTGACTTTGTCCCAAGTAATTTGTAATTGTTTAGAGATTTGCAAGTTGTTCAGCCCGGAATCATGTAATGCAATAATTTCTATTGCTATTTGTAAATTTTTTTGTAGGTAAGTGTTTAACATTGATTGTCGTCTTTTATCAGTCCAGGGTTGTCCTTTTCTTGCGGCCGCACTTTTGAGACAGTTGTTAATTCGAGTTTGAATTGCGTGTTCAGTCCAGACTTTAGATTTTTGATATTGTTTGATTTTTGATATTCGCGAAAGATATTTTGGACTAGTTTTATCTACTGAAGCATTATACTTAATTAATTTCTTTGAATGTTTTTGCCGTTTTTCTTCAGTCCAACTTTCATTTATGGCTTCTAAATGACATTTTTTAACATAATCATATAATCTAGATGATGGTATATATCGTCCTTTACCAATATTTTTAACATTCATTAGCATCGACACTGCATGTTTCATTTTAAATAAGTCGTTACCTGTAGTCATTTTTGTTAATAACAGATGACAAATAAAATGTTCTCGAGAAGTAAGAGATGCAATATTAGAAGTTGAATTACTACCACCTAAACTACTAGGAATGACATGATGTTTTTCAGTATAAACATCTGCTGGTAAAATCCTTGATTGTGCTCGTTGTATAATGTTATAATACCAACGAGTGTACTTGTTTTGTAAATACATTTGCTGATGCCCTCCACGGCGTTAGAGTCAATGGGATTGACTAGATCCGCGATTGACATTTTTATTTATCTTTTTGTTCCGCCTTGATGGAAGAGGTCGTTCTCAGTGATAACCCTGAAAGTTAATCCATTATTTCTAGCCCATTTTGTAGCAGCGTCCCATTTGGCATAATTGATTGCTACCACAGCACGATCTCTGCTGTTCATTTTTGACTCAATTACGCTTTGACTTTTGGGTTTGATTTCAATCAACTCTGCTCGCATGGTATTGTCTCTAGTGCGATAAGTGATCAAGAAATCCGGGATATACTGTGTGACCTTGCCTGTAAGTGGATGACGATAAGGGATCGCAATACTTTCTGACGCCCACTGCAACACATGATCATTGGTGTCGCAGAATTTCATAAAACTCAATTCCCAACCTGATCTGTATCGGGGTGTGCCATTGCCTGCATACTTTTCACGATTGATTATGACATAGTTGCCTTGTGCCCAGCGACTCATTTTAGTACATTTCTAGCTTGATAGAAATTGGGTGTTACTGCCACACCCACGCCCAGCAGCGTGGCTCGGCTGCGAATACTATTGAGATAGTATGCCAAGCTGGCACTGAGATTGACCCCGTTGAGTCCTTGAAACTCTTTCAACAATGTGAGTGGTGATATGCCTGTGTCTTGTGCCACTCTAAACAGACTCATGGTAAAATTACCTGCAGCCTGTCGAGTGGTCATCACACTTAAAAAATAACTGTGAACCACATCATACTCGTTGGCCGGTACATCTACTTCATAACTGTAAAATTGATCAAACAGTCTCACTGTGAGATCTTTGTTGGGATTGGTATAGTTTACGGTGCTCATGATTTGAACGGCGATTTGGCCCCTGCGTTGTCTACCCCTCGACCAGTGACCGGCGCAGTCTGTGGTGCAATTTTGGGTGTGGGGAACAACCAACCATTGGCCTTGTTGGCCACTTGACGTACACCACCTGGTGTGACGCCTTGTCGGAGTGTTTCGGTGCCCAAGGCCACTGCTTCACTGGCTGCAATACTGCCAAGATTTTTGCCTTTGAATGTTTTACTCAATCTAGCAGCCTTTTGCGCTGCACCAATGTAGCCCAGCACTGATCCGCTTTGCAAGTCACCAAGGATGCCAGCACCTGCATCCAACAATCCGCCCTGACCAAACACAGTGGCATTGGCACCAGGTCTAGCAATGGGACTCACAGTTTTGTCATAGTGTGCATCTGTAGCAAAACCTAGCACATTGGAGTCGCCACCTGATTGTGCTCGACCCAAGGCACCCGAATAGTATTTCACAGTTTCATACGCAATGGTCATGGAGTTTTGCATGGTACCGGCACCTTCAGAATAATTGTATTGATCGCCACCCCAGGAAGTGATTAGTGGATTGATCAACACATACTCTGCAAACTTTCGTTGGTCCATGCCGTAGATTCTGATGTCTCTAAAGAACGGGGGCTTGCCTGTGGTACCTGCTGTGTTGCCATCGTTGTAGGCTTCGCCAATGTAACCCCAGTCGTTGACATTGCCAATACGTTGAATGTCGTAGATGTCTCGATCATTGTAGCCAAAGCCGGCTTGCCGCAATGAACTAGTGCCATTGCTACCATCGGTGTTGTTGGGATCTAGATATCTTTGTGTGGGATCTTTGTAGTAGTAACTCATGTAGTAGTACCACAGTTTGCGATTCAAGTCATTGCTGGTGTCGTGGAATGTGACATTGATGGGATCGTAGTTGAGTTTTTTCTGTATGATTCTTTTGCGATTGTATTGATTCAGTGTTTCTACATCTATGTTGAATTTGGGAAGATCAATGGTTTTGACTGTGAGGCTCAGCATGCTTCTGTCCTCAGGCGGGAAAGCACTGCTCAAACCAGGAATCTCCGTTACATTCAGCGTGAAGCTAACGTGAAAAAGAAACTTGTATCTTGGCTTGAGTTCGTAGGCGTTGGTGGTAAATGTACGGCTTGCGTGTTGATAATCACGCAACACACTGTTGCCAATAAATCCACCAACAAGCTGCTTGCCGAAGCTTTTGAAGTCAATGCCTTGGGTGACTCCTTTGAGGAAGTCTTGTCCAAATGCCATGTGTTAAGCGGCCTGTCCGGCGCCAGTAATTACATCACCAAGAGTTCTACCAACTTCAGTACCGACTCCGGTGCCTTCTGGTGTTTGGTTGGCGTTGTCGTATACAATGCTCATGGTTATTGATACTGGAGCACTTTCACTGTAATTCAATGCACCGTAGTCAGCTCCACTGAGATAGCAACCATACAATTCCCATGTTTCCAGCACCACTGGTTCGTTGGCACCGTTGCCACCGTCTAGTATTTCAACTTTGGTAGTGAACTTGTAGTCAATGCCCGATGCAGCTGAACTCATTTCCAAAAAGTCCATTTGCTTTTGCAGTTGCTCGCCAATTAATCGGCTCACAGCACCTGATGCATCGTCACGAATTTCGCATGAAGTAGGTGCCCAAGCGTGTTTGCCAGCCAGCTTCAACGTTGAGTTGTAGATAGGAATTGCAATTTCTTCAAATGTCAAATTGGGGCGAGCAAAACTTATAACTTGTTTGGTTAATTCGGTTCTTGGTGTGCTCACACCAAAGTTTTCAAACATCACTCTAAAGCGATATTTGAGTTTGGGCATCAATAGACCTTGGGTGCTTGAACTTTGGTCACTGGCCAAGGGTACTGTCATTTTGGTTAATGATGAAACTGCCATTTGTTATTTCTCCTGTTGTGTTTATTTACCTGAAATGGAGGCCAAGTCAAAGGCCCCCTGTTTCATCATGCTGCCACGCCTGAAATTTCTCCTGTGTTCTTGATACGCAGCGGAATGTAGATAAATTCCACGGCTTTCACAGGTTCGATAGCAATGTCTACATACAACTCATTGCGGTCAATTCTTGCAGGTGTGTTGTTGCTCAAATCGCACACAACCAAAAAGTCATAAATGGCACGTTTGGCAATCAAATCAATCATCAAACTGTTAATGGTATTACTGATTTCATTGCGAGTGATCTGATCATTGGGTTCAAACAAATATTGCTTGCCAATCTCTTCTAGTCGTCCACGCAAGAACACAATCAATCTAGCAACGTTGATACGGTCCAGGGCTGTGGTCAATCCTTGACGTGTTTTGTTGCCAAAATTGGTGATACCAATGCCTGGAATAAAGGTGATAGGATTGATGTTGTTTTCATACAACACATCACGTATGCCCTGTCCCACAGCAGTCTGAACAAACTCACCTGTGGTTGATTCAATGTAGCCAATGGCTTCGGCATTGTCAATCACCCCGCGACGTGTGCCAGCTGGTGCCAACCATGGATAACTCACTGCATCACTGCGCAGTATGGTGCGAACCATCATGTGTGTAGGCGGTGCAACCACTGTGTTGCCTGACAGGTCTGTGGTCTGGCAACTGGGATAGAACACAGCAGCATAAGCACTACCAATGGTGAGACCGTCTTCAGTTGGCAAACCCAGACCGCCGTTGTTGGTGGCATAGTTCAACAAATCTGTGCCGTTGGCCCCCAAGCGCATTGGAGTATCGCCCACAACAAACAGCGTGTTGGAACGCTCGTTGCTGAGTGCAACCATGTTTACAGCCAGTTCAGGATATGCAGGAGCGGCAATCAAGTTGAATTGATTTTGTTCTTCTCTTGCTGGAAGACTGGTGTCAATACCGGATTTCATTGCAGCCACAACCAATTTGCGCTGTGCTTGACGTCCAGCATACATTGAGCCGTTGTCTTTGTTGCCCGAAGCTGTGAGCCAGGTATTTTTCTGTGTGGGTAATGTGTCATCAGGGAATGTGGTTGAGTTAAAGTAATTGTTCTGGAAACTTTTGACATTGTAACCTGATCTGCGTGTGTTGAACAGCAACATACCTTGGGGGTACAGTGCAGGATCGGGTGCATCCAAATCCAAATAGTTACTGGTCAACAAACTCACAATTGTGGGGAATGGATCTGCCACAGGATCTGTGGTACCATTGGGTGCCCAACGTGCATCTGCAAACAAAATACCGTTTGAACTCACTTGATCTGTGGTGTCAACTGCCACCCATTGTTCAACACCACTCACAGGTTCCCAACGATACAACAATGGATAATTTTCCAAG